GAATTTGTTAAGTCCAATGTCCAAGAATATGCAGCCGCAGTAATGGGTGAAGAGCCACCTGAAGTGTCTTAATATTATAAATAATTAGTGAGGGTGCAAGTCAGGGAACTTTCACTGAGAGAAGATTCTTTGTACCTTTCAGGCGTGACCTCTCCCCTCTATAGATTGTAATTACCTTCCTATAAAAATTAAAAGTTTGTAATAATGTTACGATTTAAAGAATACCTCATAGAAGTTAAGGAAGGAAAGAACCTTCATTTAGAACATTTAGAAGATGAGGTATTAAATAATGGAATAAATGGAACACGGGCTGCAATCAACTTCTTACGCTCTCTCAGAGATATGCTTGCAGGGAGGGCAAAGAAGAGTGTCAATGTATCTGTCAAGTGGGATGGTGCTCCTGCGGTATTTGCAGGGATTAATCCAGAGAATGATAAGTTCTTTGTAGGAACAAAAGGAGTGTTTAACAAAACTCCTAAAGTCAATTACACAGATGCAGACATAGATGCAAATCATTCTTCGGCAGGACTCAATGCAAAGTTAAAAGTTGCACTCAAGTATCTCCCAAAGTTAGGAATAACGGATGTCCTACAAGGAGATATGTTATTCACACAAGATGATCTTTCAACAGAGACTATAGATGGAATTCCGTATACAACCTTTACTCCCAATACAATCACGTATGCAGTACCAAAGGAAAGTGCCAGTAAGATTGAAAAATCGAAAATGGGTATTGTCTGGCATACCACTTACTCAGGAGACACGTTACAATCCATGCGGGCGTCTTTCGGTGCTAGTGTGAAGGGTCTAACAAAGACAAATGATGTATGGTTTACGGATGCAAATTACAAAGATACATCTGGAACAATTAATTTCAATAAAGCTGAAACCACTTCAATTACCTCTGTTTTGTCTCAAGCAGGAAAAACATTTCACAAATTTAATTCTCAATTTACAAAACAATTAATGTCTAGACAAGATGTGGTACTTCTGATAAAAACATTTAATAACACAAAGGTCAGAGAAGGTCAGAAAATTTCCAATACTTCTAAACATTCACAAGATTTGATTAAATATGTTGATGTTAAAATGCAGAAAAACATAGATAGTGTAAAGACCCAGAAAACAAAAGATGCAAAACAGAAGGTCAAAGATGACCTAATTAGTTTCCTTTCTTCTAACAAAGGAAATCTCAAAATAATTTTTGATATGCAAAACCTCTTGACAGATGCGAAGAATATGATAATTCGTAAATTAGAAAAAGCAAAAGGGGTTATGGATACTTTTATTAGAACAGACAATGGTTATCGTGTAACTGCACCAGAAGGTTTTGTAGCTATAGACCAGATGGGCGATGCAGTTAAGTTGGTTGACCGTCTTGAATTTTCACAAGCAAACTTCACGGCTGCAAAGAACTGGACGAAATGAGTAAAGATTACAAACAATTCATCAAAGAATCTCATGGAAGTACAGCGGTATTTACATTTGGTCGATTCAATCCCCCAACAATCGGCCATGAAAAACTTATAAAAGTTGTTGCGAATACCGCTACCAAAGAAAAAGGAGATTATTTTGTATTCATGAGTCATTCACAGGATGCAAAGAAAAATCCTCTTAGTTATGATCAGAAAATGATGTTTATGAAATTGATGTTTCCAAAACATCGTTCTAATATTGCGAAATCAAATGCACGAACTGCATTAGAAGTTGCATCTCAATTATATGATACGGGGCATTATTCTAAATTGGTAATGATTGTAGGAAGTGATCGTGTTAAAGAATTTAAAAAAATATTGAATCAATATAATGGGGAAAAGAACAAACATGGATTTTATGATTTCAAACAAATAGAAGTAATTTCTGCTGGAGAACGTGACCCAGATGCAGATGGTGCAGAAGGAATGTCTGCATCCAAGATGCGGGCCGCAGTCGTTGCAGGAGATTATGATTCATTTAAAATGGGTGTTCCTGCTGGAGTATCCGAAAAAGATTGTCACAACCTGTTTTATGCAGTAGCAAAAGGAATGAAAATGAAATTAAAAGAAGAATGGGATGGGGAAGAAGAAATGCAAGAAGTTCTTAATCCTGCACAACGAAGAAAAATGGGACTTCGGATGAAAATCCAAGCGAAAAAACCAGCGTTTATCATGAAACGAAAACGTTCAATGAAGCGTGCCGCTACCAAAGCAAAACTAGCAGTGCGTGCTCGTAAAGCTGCAATTAAAGCGGTTGTTAAAAAATTCTTTCCTAAACTTAAAACAAAGAAAACATCAGATTTGTCTTATGGAGAACGTGGAAAAATTTCTGATATAGTTAAAAAGAAAGCATCAGTTATTGCTCGATTTGCAAAGAGAATGATAAAAGATAAACGTAAACAAGATGTGGAACGTAGAAAGTCCATGAATAAACCAAAGGATAAGTAAAATGTGTAATAACGAAGAATGCAAATGCGAAAATTGTACTTGTGATCCCTGTGAATGCACAATTGATAACCAATGTGGTTGCGATGATGAGGATTTGGTCGCAGCAATATAGAGAAAGGATGAAGTGGCTGAATATAAGAATGACGAACCCTGTGAATTTATTTACAATATAACAGCAATAGAAAAAATTGTAGATGGAGATACACTTGATGCAGTAATCGATTTAGGTTTCGATGTAAGATTTTGTGGAAGAATCCGTTTACTTGGAATCGATACTCCCGAATCAAGAACAAGACACAAGAACGAAAAGATATATGGGAAGTTGTCTAAAGCCGCACTCAAGTCATGGGTACATTGGGCAGTCATGGATGATAGGGATGATATTGAAATTCAAGTTCGATGTCCAGAAGCGGATAGTCGGGGAAAATTTGGTAGAATTTTAGGAGAAATCTGGATCAATTGTACTGAAGATGGACACGATTTTGGTGGATGGACAAACGTAAACAAGTGGATGTGTGAGAATGGTTATGCAGTAGGATATACTGGACAGAACAAAGATGATGTTAAAGACGAACATTGGAAGAATAGAGAATATCTTGCAGAACAAGGTAAACAAGAATTGTTGCAATGGGATGAAGATTAATGGCATATTCAGAAAAGGTATTAGAACATTATGAAAGACCCAAAAATGTTGGTAGTTTTAATTCCACTGGTGATGACATTGGTACTGGTCTTGTTGGTGCGCCTGAATGTGGTGATGTTATGAAACTTCAAATAAAGGTAGATGAAGATGGAACAATTGAGGATGCAAAGTTTAAAACTTTTGGCTGTGGTTCTGCTATTGCTGCTTCTTCCCTTGCTACCGATTGGATTCGTGGTAAATCTATATCAGAGGCGGAAACAATCAGTAATGTGGAAATTGTGGAAGAACTTTCGCTCCCACCTGTCAAAATACATTGTTCGGTACTAGCAGAAGATGCAATCAAAGCAGCAATCAACGACTACAAAGCAAAACAAGAAAGAATATAAGAAAGATTTCGAGATTGAAAAAGTTTTGGAGTATAAAACATCGGATGGGTACAAGGGATGCATAGTAAGAGTCCGCTCTCTCAAGTAGATCATGGTGTGGACATAATTGGTGATGAGTGGGAAGAACCAAAAGAGGTTGAAAAAATATTAGATGATATGTTACCAATTCCAAACAAGGATGATGGGTATGAAAAAAGATATGATCCCAAACATCCATATTGCACAAATTGGCCTGTAGGACATAGAAAGAAATGAAAACATTTAAAGAATACACAGAGAGTTGTTGTGAAGAATATTTTGATCATATTATTTCAGAAGCAGAGTATCAAGGGAAAAAAGTCAAACTCAATGATCCTTTTCGTACATCTGGAGGCCCTAAGAAATTTTCGGTTTATGTAAAGAACGAAAAGGGAAATGTAGTGAAAGTAAATTTCGGAGATCCTAATATGGAAATTAAACGAGATGATCCTGCAAGGAGAAAGTCATTTCGTGCAAGACACAACTGTTCAGAACCTGGCCCTAAATGGAAAGCAAGATATTGGAGTTGTTATCAATGGAGAGCAGGAGCAAAGGTAGATAA